CGCGGTGATCGGTGACGGTTTCGCCGGGGTGCAGGATCGCGGGGAAGCCCCCTTTGCCATCAACCCCGCCGGCGCGGGGTGCATCGCCGGTGTAACCCCCACCTTCAAAAATGCCGCCGGGGAACAGCTTGGTAGTGCTGAGTGGGTTAAACCCAGCGCCAAAAGCTCCACCGCCAAAGCCCGCACCGGCCACGCCAAACACAGAACCAAGAATGCCCAAGGGGTTGAACCCACCACCTGCTCCACCCGTTGCCATCGCGGCTGCATAGGTATTGGCGGCTGTGATCATCTGCGTGCTAGCAGTTTGCATAATGAATGCAGCTTGCACTTGCTGATTGGCAGCAGGTGACAACATATTGGTCAGACTCTGAGTCAACATCTGCTCTAATGGCCTAAATGCCATATCAAGCAGCCGATCGCCAAGACTGCCAAGCATGTTGCTAAGAGCTGCTTTTACATCACCGCCGGTGATGGCAGCCTTAATGGCATCCTTAAGCCCGCCGGTAATAGTGCTACTAATTCCCTGCGCATCAGACTTGGCCTGATCTTGCGCATTACGCTGATCGGCTAACGCTTGTGTCTGCGTTGCTTCTTGATTTAACTGATCAAGCAGTCCGGGCTGCGCCTGGATTTGACCATTCACAAGATCTAACAGCTTTTGCCTTTCTTCTCTTGTCTTGGTTGTAATATCCTTTTCCTGAACAGCCGCTTCAAGAATTGCTTTTTGCTTCTCAAGCTGCAACCCGTAGTTAGTCACAAACTGCTGATTTGTAGCAAGCTGCTTTGCTAGCTCAGGGCTGATGCCGCTACGCATTAGTTCAAGCGTTCGCTGCTCAAGCTGATTGGATTGCTGCATTGTCCGCAGCTGGTCCGCTCTGTTCAGAGTTAGCTCAGCCACTTTATCAGCAAGCTGCTGAGTACCCTCTTGCTCTAACCGTAGAAGCTCTAACCGTTTTTGATCTTGATTGAACTGCTCAAGCTTTTTATTGGCATCTTCTAGCCCAGGCGATGATACTGGAATACCAGCCGGTGCAGCCTGCGGCCTTGCAGTACGAACAATGTTATTAGACGCAACCGATGACGCTGCCGGCACTGATCCACCTAACAAGCGCTCAACGTCTTTACGTAACTGACGGCTCTTGTTGAAATCGTTTTGCCCAATCGGTCCAGAGCCAAACTGGCTCCAAGGCACATCAAAGGCACGGTTGCTGTAGTGATAACTATTAGGAGAATGCCCGCTCTTGACGCCAAACTCCGTAATGGTATAACCAAGCTTCTTAAGCCCTTCCATTACTTTTTTGGTAGTGGCTTCACTATCAAAGGCAAAGTGATCGTGGGCGTTAGCCTCTGTGCCGTGGCCTCTTCGGTCGTAACCAGCACGACCAGGATCACCATGCAAGTGCTCAACAATTTTGCCGCTTGCCCCGCCAGCTGCAGCTACCAAGCGACCTGTTGAACGACTAAACGTTCCAACGCCTGGTTGCTCATAAGTGTCGCCAGCTCCACCTGAGCTTGGCGTCATGTTGACTGATTCCAGAATTGCCTTTACTTCCTTGGCACCCTTGACCATCTCATCATGAACAGCAGTGCCGGCCTGCCTAAGGATGTCTTCGGTTTGGCGGCTATACGCAAGCTGCATTTGTCCCAGCTGACGCTGTGACTCCCGCTTAAAATCGCTCAGCCGACGCTCCAGCTCCACAGAACGTGTCGCTGCAGAAAATTGGATCTCGGCCCGCTTACGTGCAGATGCTGTCAAGAACGCATCAGCCTCTTTTGCAGCCTCAAGCGCTGTGGTGTCTTTACCCTGCGCCCTGGCAGAAATAATGTCAGCAGTCAGGTCAATCTGACGCTGCCCCCCTAACAGCTCTTCTCTAGCCTGCGCCAGCTTAAACTCAGCCTGAATACGCTCGTCGTTTAACTGGCGCTCAAGGTTGGCAATGCGCTCGATCTGGCTAACGCGGAAGTCTGCCAGGTCACGCTCATAGCCAAGCCGTGCATCAGCAAGACTTCGCGCTTTGTTTAGCTCAATCTCTGCAATCTTTTCTGCTTCGCTTTTACGCAGTTTGGCTACAGCATCTTGTGCATCAGCTTTAGCCTTTGCCTCTGCATCAGCTGCTAACCTTGCCCGCTCAGTTATGTCATCATTTTTGCTATCCGCCTGCTTTGGCTTGCCAAAATTTGCAAGGTCATCCTCAAGCGTAGTTTTAAGCTTCTTTAGCTCGTCAATCTTTCGTTGTATCTGCCTGCCAGCGGAGCCTTCACCGGCCTCCTCTAGCTGCTTCTCGTTGTTTTGAATGTACTTGTCAAGCTGACTAATCTGCCCCTTGATAGCCTCAGGCGTCTTACCCTTAAAGTTGTTCAGAAACCTATCGTAAGCGCGGCCCATCTGGTCAATGCCAGATATCCAGCTATCAATCAGATCCTTGATTACATTGATTGCCTCAGTAACGGTAGGCGTTAACGTCGCGCCAATGATCTGGCTGAGCTTTTCCCAACTACCTTGCAGCTGGTTTAGCGATCGATCAAGGCTTGTGCCGCCTCGTTCAGCGCCTTTATAGAACGAAGCGCCTTCCTTCGTTAGATCTTGCAGCGCCTTAACGACCAAGGGGTAAGTGATCCGCCCCTCCTCGGCCATTTTCATAATCTCGGCAGTGCTCTTGCCGGTAACCTTTGACAAGGCATCAAAGATCGGGATGCCTGCCATGCCAAACTGTTTTAGGTCGACGGTATAAGCTTTCCCAAGGCTCGCAATCTGCGCAAAATTGACCGCAAAACGCGATAGCTTCTCCTGATCGCCTAGCGCTAGGTCGCCCAGCATCTTGACTGCTGCACCGGCATTTTGCGCTTCAATGCCATAAGCGCTCAACGTCTTGGTCGCCTCTAGCAAGCCAGGCAATCCAAGACTTGTCGCATCAGCCGTCTTCTGCAGACTGGCGATGATCTGATTGGTAACCTTAATATCTTTCGTAAACAGCGTTAGCTGCTGACGGTTACGCTCTACCTCATTGGTAAAGCGCACCATGGGGCTAACCACTGCCACGGTTGCCGCTGCCACGCCAGCCACTGCCACAGCGGCGAGACCGGCAGTGGCGCCCATGCCACCAAGAGACCCTTTTGCCCCGGCGAGGGCTGCCTCCATTTGTTCGATCTCACGCTTGATCGATTCCCCGCCGATGCCACCCTTGGCGCCAAGCTGAACACGCTTGGAATTGATCGCCGCCTGCATGGCAACGACTTCTGCAGCGGCCGCTTTTGATTGATCCTTAAGGTCTTTGACGCGGTTAGTAAAGCCAAGAATGCCATTTGCGGCCGCGTTGGCACCGCCAGGCAGGATATTTAGCGCACCGGTTAGCGCATCAAGCTTGACGTTATTAACAGTGCCTTGTAACTGCTTCGCTGCACGCTCGACGTTATTGAGCTTGGCGACACTCGCGTCTAGTTCGCGTGTCTGAGCACCGAACTTAAGATCAACCGCGTAGGTAGTCGCCAAAATGCCGCCTAGGCTCTACTCAGCCTAGCGCCGCCGTCGTGCAGCCTTTTCCATTGCAGCCTTCTCTTGATCGCTGCGATACTCATAAAAAGCAGACCACAGCAACATTTCCTCGACTGTGGCCCGCTCTTGTAATTCTGCCAGCGTGTAGCCGAGCTTTTCAGCTACCACTAGCTGTAGCACTAAGAAGTTGTCCTTTTCGAGCTGCTTGCGGATGATTTTGGGTCAAGCGCTTCATCGTTGTCCTCAGGCTCTGCATCCTGCAGAAGCTGAAGCATCAGGTTTTCAACCACGTTGGCAGGCAACTCGTTGCGAAGCTCTGCCACGTCGCCAGGGTTAAACAAGCGCTGTCCGTTCTCGTCCTGCGCCAGCATCACCAACAGTTGCAATGCAAAATCAGTCGGATTGTCATTGCCTGCTGTTTTCTGCGCTCTTGCCCGCTGAGCAAGGGTCACAGGCTTGGAGTAAAACTCAAACTCATCACCGTTCGGCAGTGTGATGCTACGACGGGTAGCCTTCATTGCTACGGCTGCTTTTAGCCGCTCAAGTGCTGTAGCCATGCGTATTCGTGTGACTCTTTAGCACTATAGACAGGCCAGGAGGGCATCAGCCCCCCACACTGCCCGGCCGGGAGTCACCACCGGCTAACCAAGGATAAACACAGAAAAGCCCCGCTCTCGCGGGGCAAGCTCTCCTCGACCTAGTTGTATCAGGCGAGGCTGAGGTTGAACAGGTGGCTGGGGGGGCCAGACAGGCTGAAATTAATGGTTGCCACGATGGCATCGGAAGTGTTCACCGAGATGGAGAAACCTTCCAGTGACACCGGAGCTTCGATGTAAGACGAAAGGGTGTCGTCCATCTTGCCGCCAGAGCCTTCAATGGCGTTGACGTACAGCTTGACGGTGGCGCCAGCCTGCGACTTGAGCAGCGAGTTGGAAATCAAGCGCCCGCTCAGACTGGTCTGGTTACCAGAGAACAGCACGCTCATTGAGCCGCTACCGCTGGCATAACCAGGCATGGTGGTACGGAAGCTGGCGTACTTGTCAGCTTCGCCGCCGGTGCTGCAAGGCAGAGTGGTGATGTCGATCGACTCACGAGAGAAGTCCATCGACCATTCCTGCACCATGCACACCACATCAAAGTCGGCGTACTTGATGTTGATGTGGCCGGTGGTGTTCTCACGCGCGGTGGTCAGCGTGGCAGTACCAGCAAAGGCAGTACCGGGAGCGGTCTTGTCGATCGCATCGCCGCTGGCGTTGCTGCCACCGGACAGGCTGATGGAGCCAGCGGTGGTGTCGTAGCCGGAGCCCTTGTCGGTGATGGTGATGGCGCCAGCATTGATGGCACCACCAGTGGGCACCACAACAGTGGCTCGGGCAGTGTTGGCGTTGGTGCCGGTCTGCACCAGGCGAACGTTGGTGTAGGTGCCAGGTGCATAGCCAGCGCCGGCAGTGCCAGCAGCCAGGCTTTGCACGCCGGAACCGGCTTTACCGCCCAGACCGTCGAGAGTGATCGGAGTGCCACCTTTGATAGCAGACACCGAGATGGCGGTCTTGGTCTTGTCCACCACGTAGTAGGTGGTGTTGGCGGTCAGCTTGGGGTCGATGACACCGGCACCCTCGGTAGTAAACACCACCGGATCACCTAGC